GGATGATTGCCCTTGCGGATGCTCTCGATAAAGCCGAAATCCCGTTCCATTGGGATGTATACACGGACATTCACAGAGACTTCCCGAACAAGAGCGTGAGCGTTCTGCCGAGCCGCCTTGATGTGTTCGATTTCGTAGCGAGAGCGGATTACTTGGTTCAGCTTTCAGACAGCGAGGCGTACTCCTACAGCACGGTCGAAGCGCTATGCGTTGGAACGCCCGTTATCGTGACCGACTTGCCCGTGCTTCACGAAATCGGCGTAGAGGACGGCAAGAACGGTTTCTTCCTCCCGTTGGATATGAGCGACATTCCTGTTGAGCGTATCTACAAGGGCTTGAAGAAGTTCGAGTACACGCCGAAAGAGAGCCACTACGAAAAGGTGCTTGTCAAGGGCAAGGCGGCGTATGAGGACGATAAGGGCGGCTTGGTGGACATTCGATGCAAGCGCCACTATTTCGACATTGAGTTGAACGCAGACCAATACCCGAACGATATGCAAACGGTAACGTGGGAACGCGCCGATAAGTTAGTAAAGCTGGGCGTTGTGGAAGTGGTGTGAAATGAACATTTTGCCGATTGACGAACTCAATACGTTTGAAAGCGGATTTAACGAGCGCGTCAAGGCGGACGATGGCAAACTTCCCTCGCTTGAAGATATGCTTGACGATCTGCTTGACTTGTTCCTGTTGGCTTATGCAAGCGGCGTAGAAGCGGCGAAATCGGACTTGGGCGTAGATGTTTCTCCGAGTGCGGATGATGCTGACAAGGCAATCTATCAAGCCGTAGCTGGCGAGACTTGGAAAGAGCGCGTCAAGAAATACAAGGCTGACGGCGGTACACCCGCTGACATATACCGCATAGCGGAAACGGATATGACGCGGATTTATAACACGGGTGTACTTGATACGGTCAGAGCGAACGGAGCGGAAAGCACAACCTACAAGCGGTGGAACACGATGCTTGATGATAAGGTGCGGGACACCCATTCGCCATTAGAGGGAGTTACAGTCCCCTATGATGCAGACTTTTACTCTTGGGACGGAGACAAGGCGAGAGCGCCGGGGCTGTTCTCAAAACCCGAAAACAATATCAACTGCCGATGTGTGGTTGAGTTAATCCGTGGATAAAGGGGGGGTGTGCAGCATGGCGAAGAAGAAGTCTGGTGGCAGCAAGAGCGGCGGCAAGCGCGGCGGTTGCTAAAAACACGAAATCAGCGCGAGAGAACGCGCTTAATAAATATCGCAAGAATAGTGCAGAGACGCACGTTAAAAAACGCAAAGGAGAATTGAACATGGATAATCAGAATGTTGCTACCCCGATTGAGGAAACGAAGCCCGTTGAGCCTGTTACCCCTGTTGAGCCGAAACAGCCCGAACAGCCGAAGCAGACCGAAAAGCCGAACCCCGAAATTGAAAAGCTGAAAGCCGCGCTGAACAAGGCTTGCTCCGAGGCAAGCGAGTACAAGAAAGCCTTGCGCGAGAAGCAGACCGAAGCGGAACGTGCAGAAGCCGAACGCGCCGAAGCTGATAAAGCTATGCGTGAGGAACTTGAAACGCTCCGCAAGGAAAAGGCGGTCAGCGAGTACACCAACAAATGTCTTGCGTTGGAGTTTGATGCTGACCTTGCCGCGCAGACGGCTACCGCACTTGCGGATGGCAACATGGAATCCCTGTTTGATTGCCTTAAATCGTTTGTGGAGGCTACGAAAACCCGTCTGACGAACGAGGCGCTTAATAAACAGCCTACGCTTTCGATGGGTGTGCCGCCTACCACGAACAGCACGAACGACACCGAGTATGAGAAGATGCGGCGCTACGCTGGTTTGCCGCCGCGAAAATAACATGATGAAAAGGAGAATGTAACAATGGCTACTACTGTTACTCCCGCTGTTTCCAACAGCATTGGTCTTGCCTCCCGTTATCTGCCTATCCTTGACGAGATTTACAAGGCTGGCAGCAAGACCGCTATCCTCGATACCGCCGAGGGCAATGTCCGCTACGACACGCAGTATCACACGTTCTATCTGTTCGAGACTGATATGGTTGGTCTTGGCGACTACGACCGCAATGCGGGTTACGTTCGCGGTGATGTGACCGCGAGTTGGAGGGCTTACGCTCCGCAGTATGACCGCGGCAGACAGTTCCTTGTCGATGTGCTTGACGATAGCGAGAGCGCAAACATGGCGTTCGGCACGCTTGCTGGCGAGTTCATGCGCACTAAGGTCATTCCCGAAACCGACGCTATCCGCTTTGCGGCTTATGCAACGGGCGCGGCGAGTGCGAACAAGATCACCGAGACGCTTTCCAGCGCGGCGGCAACTATCGCGTCTATCGACGATGCGACGGCGCAGCTTGACGATGCGGAGGTTCCGTATGAGGGTCGTATCCTGTTCGTCAATCCCACGACCTATAAGCTGATTAAGGGCGGCATTACCCGCATGATTGAGAACGCCGAGCGTGATGTGGACTACAACGTGGAAATCTACAACGATATGCGCGTCATTACCGTGCCGAGCGGTCGTTTCAACACGGCTGTTACTCTGGCGCAGCCGAGCGCCCACGATGATGCTGGCGGCTTTACCGCTACGGGCGCGACCATTAACTACATGATTGTCCACCCGTCCGCTGTCATGCAGGCTAATCTGCTTGCTACGCCGCGCATTTTCTCCCCGCGTGAGAATCAGCAGGCGAACGCGTGGATGTACGACTTCCGGCAGTATCATGGCGTGTGGGTTAAGAACCAGAAGAAGAACGGTATTCTGGTTTCCGCTCCCGCTGTTGTGTCTGGCTGATAGGAATTAAGTAATTAAGGGGGCAAAGTGCTATGACCGAAGCTGAAAAACTTGCTACCGTTAAGGTGCTGTTAGAGGACGGCGGCGCTTTGCCCTCTGACACGAAAATCGAAACCTATCTTGCGCTTGCAAAGCAGGAAATCCTTGAATGGATTTACCACCTTGTAGGCGGCATCCCGGAGGATGTGACCGATGTTCCCACCCGCTATGAGCCTACGCAGGTCTATGCGGTTGTCGCTGGTTTCACGCAAGCTGGCGCAGAGGGAACCCGCGACCACTCCGAGAACGGCATCAAGTCGGCTTTCGTCTACTCCGATATGCTTGACTACATCCACAACAATGTTCTGCCTATTGTGCGCGTTGGGGCGGTGGTTACATCGTGAGAACGAGACAACGAATTGCGCGGACTTTTTACTATCGGCTTTACACGGGGGAGGTTGAGATTGTCGATGATTACGGCAATCCAACGGGGCAGGTCTACAAAACTTATGCCGCCCCAGTTGCGTTCAAGGCGAACATTTCTCCGCCGAGTGGCGAGGATGTAATTGACATTTTCGGTGCAATCGAGAGGTACGACCGAGTTATCCAGACTTGCGATATGTCGTGTCCGATTGACGAGAATAGCGTCTTGTATATCGACACCACGCCGACGCAAGGGCTTGATGGCGTGTGGAGCGCACACGATTACATTGTCAGCCGTGTTTCCCCGTCCGTGAACACAATCCGAATCGGTTGCACTAAGGTCAACGTCAGCAATCAAGGGCAAGGTGTTATAAGTGCCTAAGACCATCAAGATCGCGCTGAATCCGCAGAGCGTAGACCGCGCTATCCGTGAGTTGGAAAGCTACCGAGACAGCCTGTCGAAGAAAGCAGACGCGATAGCACACGGTTTAGCCGAACTTGGTTACACCGTAGCCGCTGGCATTTTGTCGCAGCACATCTTTGACGGTGACACCTTTGGCAGTTTGACCGTGGAGAGCAAAGGCGAGGGCAAGTACATCTTGTACGCGCAGAGCAAAGCTATCCTGTTTGTGGAATTTGGCGTTGGCGCGAGAGCGGGTAATAATCCGCTTGGTGCTGAGTTGGGAATGGGTGCTGGAACTTATCCCAACCAGAAACACGCGCTTGACCCGAACGGTTGGTGGTTCCCCACCGATGATGCGCGGCTGATAGTCCGCACGGACAGCAACGGACAGGGTTGGGGGCATAGCTACGGCTATCCCGCCCGTATGCCGTTTGCTATGGCAAGCGAGAGCATGAAGCGCGACTTGCTCAAGGTGGCAAAGGAGGTGTTTGCAAGTGGTTGACATTGAGAATGTGGTGTTCGCAACTGTGGCAACCGCGCTACGCAATGAATACGGACAGGCAAACATCTTTGTGGCGGGAGAATACACCGAAACGCCGTCAAAGTTCCCCGCCGTGACGCTGACGGAGAGTAGCAACACGGTTATCACCAACAGGCGCACGGCACAGAAGATTGAGAACGGCGCGGCGGTGCTGTATGAGGTCAATGTCTACTCCAACAAGACCAAGGGCAAGAAGTCCGAAGCCAAAGAGATTATGGCGTTGATTGACGAGCAAATGTCCAGTATGGGCTTTACGCGCACGTTCTTGAACCACATTCCGAATGTGGTTGACGCTACGATCTATCGCATTGTTGCCCGATACACGGCGGCGGTTCTGCCGGAGGGCAACGATACCTACCGAGTATATGCAAACTAAAAGAAAGGATTGATTAGAAATGGCTGAACTCCGCATTTCTACCGCTGGCATTAAGTTCTACTATGCCACGGAAACCACTGCGGGTACGCGCCCGACCGCTATGAGCGCGTACACCGAGATTCCCGAAATCGTGTCCATTCCGGCTATCAACGAAACGCCGAACACGCTGGATTGCACTCCGCTTTCGGAGGAAAAGTCGCACCTCTACATTCCGGCTTTGTCCGATGTTGGCGGCGCGATTGCGCTGACGGCGAATCTGTCTGACAGCCTTATGACGCTGTGGAATGACACCATCATCAACGCCTACAACACGGCACAGGCAAGCAACCCGCCCAAGGCTATGTGGTTTGTGGCGGTTGTTCCCGGCATGAGCAAGGCGTTCTACATCAACGGCAAGCCTTGCCCCATCGGTATGCCGTCCACCGAGGTTGACAGCGTGTATCAATGCACTCTGCCGATTACTCCGGCTGGTGACATGGATTGGTACGCTGCGCCGACTATCAGCGGCTAACAAACACAACTCATTTCCTTATAAGGGGGTAAAGAAAGATGGCGAAAAATGACGAGCGCGTTAAGCCTATCAAGATCACGGACAACGAAACTGGCAAGGTCTACGAACTGGATTTCTGCCGCGAGAGTGTGCGTTTTGCGGAGCAGAGGGGATTTGAGCCGGAAGATGTGGCGAAGTACCCTGTCACGAAGTTCCCGGAGTTCTTCTTCTACGCTTTCCGTATGCACCACCGCGACATTGCGAGGTCGCAGACCGACAGGCTGTTTGAGCGTCTTGGCGGTTTCTCGCCAAATTTCTTGGAGCGGCTCGTCTTGCTCTACAACCAAGCCTTGACCGCGAACAATGTGGTCGAGAGTGATGAGGACATGGGAAAAAACGGGAATCTGGGTGTGGAGTTGGAGTAAATCTGACTCCCACCCATGCCCCGCTGACAGCAACCGAGGTTTTTGAGCGCGACTTTCCGTATTTCTTGGCTATCGGCATGACCTATGAACAGTATTGGTACGGTGACACACGGCTGATACATGACTACATGGAGGCTGACAAGATACGGCAAGAGCGCGACAACGCCGCCGCATGGTGGCAAGGTGTGTATGTGTATAACGCATTAACGGCTGCTTTGTCTGTGTCCGAGTTGTTCAGAGCGAAAGGGCAGAAGCCAACTCCATACCCCAAACAGCCTTACGAAATCGTCAAGCACGAAAAGACGGAAGAAGAAAAAGAGCGCGAAGCGGAGATAGAGCGGCTGAAAATCGTTGCTCATTTCGATGCACTACGCCGCGCCTATAAAGGCTGACGGGTAATCCGAACTGCACCCTGTCGGTGGAAACGCTGACAGGGTTTTATTTTAGAGGGTGGTGAGAACTCATGGCTGAATATACCGCCGATAAGCTGATAATCGACATTGAGGGTAGTGCCGGAAAAGCCGCGAACGAGGTTGACAGGCTTGTCAATTCGCTCAATCGCATGAAGTCGGCAACAGGCGGCATGAAAGACCCGAAAACCAAGGTGTCTGTCGATACGAAAGATGTTGACAAGGCAACCGAAAAGGTGTCGAAGCTGACAGAGGTTATGACCTCTTTGAAGCGCATAGCCATGTACCGCATTTTGCGGACGGTCATTAAAGAAGTAACACAGGCGTTCAAAGAGGGATTGGAGAACGCTTACGAATATAGCAAGCTGACGGGCGGCGAGTTGGCGGCATCGTTAGATCGTGTCGCAACAGCGTCCGCGCAAATGAAGAACCAGTTGGGCGCGGCGTTTGGAACATTCCTCCAATGGATTGAGCCGTTGCTTGTCCAAGTGATTCATTTGGTGACTAAGCTGGCGCAAGCGTTCACTTGGCTGTTTGCGGTGCTGTCTGGTAGTGACACATACCTTGTGGCGAACGAGGTTGCTACTGCTTGGGGTGAGGCTGACAAGAAAGCCAAGGCGTACAAGAAAACGCTGTTGGGTATTGACGAAATCAACCGCTTGAATGACCCGAACAGCGGTAGCGGCAAAACCACGCCCGACTACGGCTCGATGTTCCATGAAGAAAAGGTCAACATTCCCGATTGGCTGTCTCCGTTCATCGACAAGTGGGGCACGCTGACCGACAAAATTTCTGCGGCACTTGATGCTATCAAGGCGTTCGTAAAGGAACTTGTTGCTATGCCCTCTCCCGAAATCGAGATTGGCGTGTCTACGAACGGCGTTGCAGATGCTGTCGGTGCTGTCAGAACGATTCTCAAACCGCTGTTGCAAGCGTCACCGTACATCTTGACAATCGGCTTGGCTATGGCTGGTAATCCGCTTGCTAAGATTGCGGGGTTGTCTACGGTGATTATGGAGTTGCTTGAAAACTCTCCGTACATCGTCACTCTACGCGGTGAGGTCGAAAGTCCTGTGCCGCAAGTGGAGACTATCACGGACGCGCTTCAAGAGCAGACCGCAAAGCAAGAGAACATCTTTACCACGGCGTATCAGCATATCACAAGCGCAATCCAAGAGTGGCAAGCAAACTATGCGATTGCGAAAGACAACGCGAACGCCTACGCCAACTCCATTGATGCAAGCATTGATATGGCTATGTCCAACGCCTACCAGAACATCGTGACATTCGTGACCGAAGCTGGTGCGGCGTTTGGCGAGTGGGCGGCAAATGCGGCTAATGCGGCAAGCGAGTGCTTCACCAATATCGCGCAGAATGTTTATAGCGGCTTGCAGAGCGCGGCAAACAATGTGACTACATTCATCAACGAGACAGGCGCGGGAATCCATGATTGGGCGGTTTCGTCCTCCGAAGCGTTCCGCAGTTGGGCGAAAGGCGTTGCCGAGAACGCAAAGAGTGCGCTGACTACTGCGTGGGAGAATTTCAGAAGTTTTGCGTTGGCAACAGGCGAATCCATCAAGAACGCATTTAGCGCGGCTGCTCCTGTGATTGTGCCTGTAGCAATCTCTGCGGCGGCTATCACGGCGGCTGTCGCACTTGCGCCCTATACTGGCGGCGGCTCTTTGGCACTTGCGGCGTTCGCAAACGGCGGCTATCCGCAGAGCGGTCAACTGTTCCTTGCGCGCGAAGCCGGAGCGGAAATGGTTGGCAGTATCGGTGGGCACACGGCGGTTGCCAACAACGATCAGATTGTCGAGGGCATCAGCGAGGGTGTGCGTGATGCGAACACCGAAGTTGTCACGGCAATCGTCAGCGGCGTGTCGCAGATTATCTCCGCTATCCAGCAAGGCGGCGGCAACGGCGGTGGCATTGACATGGATATGCTTGCAAGTGCGCTCTATAACCCGATGAAGCGGCAAGACAGTATTCACGGCGCGTCACTTGTCCAGTACACACGATAAGGGGGTAGGTATCTATGACATTTCAGATTAGCGGAACGGATATCACCCCCTACATCGCGTATGGCGGCTTGAAATGGCAGCGTAGTGATGTGGATGGCCCGAACGCTGGGAGAAGCCTTGACGGTGACTTAATTCGTGATAGGAAAGCCACAAAGATAAGATGGGATGTCACTTGCATACCGCTGACGGCGGCTCAAATGTCCACGATCTTGACGCTGATTGAGCCGGAGTGGGTGATGGTGACATATACCGACCCTGTTACGAACACGAACACTACGGCACAGATGTATAGCAACAATTTCGGCATGAACTATCAGATGATAACGCGGCAAGGCGTTGAGTATTACGCAGGGCTGACATTTCCCTTGATTGAACAGTAGGTGTTTTTATGAGTTTCAAAATCGTTTGTGGTGACAGAGTATTTAACGATAACGAGATCATTTCGATCAATGATACAAGCAAACAGGATTTGATTTCTGCATCGTTGTCTATTGATACGTTTACGGCTGTTATCAAAAGTGATGATGAATCCATTTCTCAATATGCGCTAAATGCCCTTGTTAAGCTGTATCGTGACGCAATCCATTTGCAGACGGTTTATTTGCAGAGCATCGAGCGCATTGCAAAAAACCTTTGGCAGATCAACGCCGTTTCCGCAATTAACGCATTGACGAGCCGAAAGCATTACGGCGGGATATGGTTGACCACTCAAACCGCTATTTCGGTAAGAGATTTAATCAACGACATTTGCGGCGACATTCCTCATATTATTCAAACCGCGTTCGCGCAAGAAAACAGCCCGTTGTATGACCCAAACGAAACGAGCGTGTTAAAGTTGCGCGGCTGGTTGCCGGTTGCGACGGCGCGGGACAATCTCATGCAAGTGCTGTTTGTGATTGGAGCGGTTGCAACGTGCGATCTTGATGGCGTTATCAGGATAGAAAGCTTGTGGAGCGGGTTTGTCGGAAACATTGCGTCAACCGACATTTACAGCGGAGCAAAGATGCAATATGAAGCGCCGGTTACAAAGGTTTCTCTTACAGAGCATTCTTGGAGTGAATCGTCGGAAGAAATTGAACTTTTTAAGGCTAATTCCGTAGATCATGCTGTTGTTGAATTTTCAGAGCCGGTGTATGACGTGGAAACCCTGTCTCAAAATACATGGTCTGGAACGATTCACGAATTAGGGGCAAATTATGCCGTTGTTTCTGGCAGCGGGGCGCTGAACGGCAAAAAGTATTATCACAGCATCCGCGTATTGGTGCGGGAGATTGCGGAATCTGTGCGTCCGAATGAAAGGACGGTGGAAAACGCGACGCTTGTGACTTTGGATAATTCTGCGTCCGTGTTGAGCCGCTTGTATCGGCGTTATATATGCAGCAATCAGGTCAAAGGTAGTGTCATTTACCATGGGCTGAAACCGGGGAATCGTGTTTGCATTTACGAGCCTTACGCGGAATCTGAAACAGACGCGTTTATTGAGAGCGCAAACCAAATTTACAGCAAAACTATAAAATCAAATGTTGAGTGTGTTAGTGGATTTGTCCCTGATTATATTGCTGGAAGTGCTTATGTTACAAATCACGATCTTTTGGTTGGCGTAGGAGAATGGGTTGTTCCTCCCCATGTAGTAGCTGTCCGAGCTGTTTTAATTGGAGGCGGTGAAAGCGGCGGCAAGGGACTTGACGGTGCAAACGGCACGAATATCAGCAGGACTTTTTACAACACAGACACCGTAAATGTAGCGGCTCAAAACGGTAGTAATGGCGGCAATGGTGGCGCGGCTGGTGACGGTGGCAAAATTCTGATAGTTGACAACATAGATGTAAGCAATGTTGATAAAATTCCGTACAATACGGGAATCGGCGGCGCTCAAAGCGCAAGCGTAACTAAAAACGCAGGAACAGATACAATCTTTGGAAAAGAAAACAGCGCTCTTTACTACACAAGCGGAGACGGAGAATCTTCCGCAACGGGTTATACGGATGTTGACGGGACGGTGTACGCCCTCCCAGGCAATGCAGGAACAAAAGGCGGGAACGGCGGTAATGGTGGTAGTGCTTCTGGATCAGGCTCTGACGGCGAACACGGCGAAAGCGTTGGTCAATATGCTGGCGGCGGTCTTGGTTCTCCGCTTGTGTTCCAGTCCGAAACCTTAAACGCTAATCCTGTTGGCGTAATTGGAGGATTTGGCGGCAGTGGCGCGGCTGTTGGCAGTAACGGCAATTATGCCGGGTATAGTGAATCCACAGGCTATGTTGATGGGATTATTAATGTTTTCGGGGAAAACTCAAACGGTGTAAATGGCAGTGATGCGGCATCTAAGGCAAGCTCCGTTGTGTACGGAACCGGCGGTGATGGTGGCAACGGTGGCAGTGGTGTCGGTGGGCTTGGCGGTGTCAGAAACAGTTATTGGTACTTTGGTGAACTAGTCAAAATCAACGTGACGTTAAAGGCTGGTAAGGGTGGTAAAGGAGGCAAAGGCGGCGCGGCGGCGAAAGGCTGCATTTTGCTTGATTACGTTCAATATTTACCTAAAGAAGCGGGTGTTTCGGTTGACACTCATCCTGTTACGGGTTCAGACCCAATCAATCGGTTTTGCGTTGACAAATACGGAAGAATTTTGATTGTGTGAGGTGATAAAATGGATCAGGAAGTTTTTAATGCTATGCTGGCGAATGCAATTTCATCGGGATTGAGCGGTGGCAGCTATGTACATCACTTTAGCGGTGAAGAAATGGACGCGCTTTTGACCGCTATGGCTACGGCGAACCCTATGCCTAGCGGCATGGATTGGGAAACATTTGTAGATTCTTGCAAGAACTACGAGGAAGATTCAGAAGCGTATGCTGTTGGAACGCGCAACGGGACGGCAGTTACAAGCGGTGATACGACTTATCACAACAATTCAAAGTATTACTCCGAACAGGCGTATGTTTCGGCATCAAGCGCGGAAACTGATGCAAACGCAGCTCAATCCTATGCAGTGGGCGGCACGGGAACTCGTACAGGCGAAGATGCAGACAACGCGCAATACTACAGTCAAATTTCCTATAACGCCATGCAAAGCGCGGCAGGATCGTCAACATTAGCAAAGTCTTGGGCGGTTGGTGGTACAGGAACACGAACAGGCGAAGATACCAACAATTCTAGGTATTGGGCGCTTCAATCTCACGCGGCGGCAAGCGACATTTTGATTGATGGTGTAACGGAAACGGAATACATTCTTGCCGTTTTGAACGGCAGACTATACTTGCAGGAGGTGTAATTATGGCTAGTGGCGATACGCATGGGTTGGTAATGCAAGACGATATTGGCAGTAATGTCGAAAATGTGGGCGTTGCGGCGCAACAGCAAATTGCAAAGGTATATGTTCCGTCCGGGTTGTCTCAACCATTTTCCAAAGGCGAATATTTTATAAATGATAAAAAGCTGTACAGGGCAACGGCAAACTTTTCGGGAGCGCCTGTTGTCGGCACAAATTGTATTGAAGTCAAGCTTGGAAATGATGTTTACGCGCACCACTCGCTTTTGACAAATGCAATCAATGAAACAGTAACAAATTGCATAGCACCCGATGAGGTGGAGACTTCAAGCACGGCGAGTTATTGGCATAAAAGCGGAACGAATTTTCTCTATGCTAGGCAAGCTATTGCATCATACACAGATGAAAGTCAGACCGAGTATTTGCTATTGCACGCAACTTCGGCTATTTATGTCGGTGACACAATCGACTGGTCTAGCGAAAATGCAAACTGTGAACGTATAACACTTGGGGAACAAGTTTACGGCAACAAAGCGCTTGCCGCCGAAGCGCTTTCTTATTCCATGAATCAATCCGTTTCTAATGGTGGGACTGAAACTTCTAATACGGCAAGTAACAACCATACTAAAGGCTCTTATTTTCTTCGCACGGCAGAAGCCATAATGTCTGATTACAGCGGGAAAGAAACCGCGTATGGTTTAATGCAAGCCATTTCTGACATTCAGGCGGGCGATACGCTTATATCGAGCGGAACGGGGCAGAATTGCAAACGCGTTACTGTTGGTGATGAACTTAATAACATTCACAACGATTTTGGAACTACGGTCGCTCCCCTTTTCAGCACGTCGGGCAGCTACGCCGTTGGCGCGTATGTGATTTACGACGGCGTACTCTACCGTTGCACGACCGCGCACACGGGGGACTGGGACGCGTCTCACTTCACGGCGGTCACGGTTGGCGGGGACATTGCAAGCTATCTGCCGACGATGTTCGCGCCGGCGGGGTTTGGATGGGGCGAGAGTCTGGCGGGCGTAACTTTGGATTCAACCAGCGATTTGAACAGCAATTCAACATTTCCCAAAACTATGACATTTCGATTCAACGGAGCAAGCGTTCCGCAAAATATGCCTTCTGGCGTAAGTATTGCTTCCGGCGGATTTGGTGCGGGCATTGCGATTTCCGCAGGCTCATCCGGGACAGTAAAGCTTGTCTTGATGGGGGTTTGTCCAACATCTTCGTCGTCTCCGACCATTAGATTGTTTTCGCGCTGGTTACTGGCAAGTTCGAGAACGGATTGGAAAGAAATCACATTAGCGTAAGGAGGACAAAACGATGTATATCATTACTGAAATCCAGACCAACGTCGACGGCACGGTTGGCACGCTTGTCACAACCAAAAGCGACCGCAACGAGGCAGATGCGGAGTATTACCGTGTTATGGGCGCGGCGGCAGTTAGTGCCTTGCCTTGTCATGCTTGCATTCTGACGAGCGAGGAGGGCTTCCCGCTTATGCACGGCGCGTACCGCCACGGGGAGGTAGCGGAATGAGCGAAGCGGGAGCTATTGCTCTTGTCACAGCGATTCTTACCTTTGCCGCGTCTATTTACGGCGCGGCGCGTGTGTCGCATGATAATCGCGATAAAACAATTCGTGCGGTGGAAGATGCTATACGAAGTGTCAAGGAAGATTCAAAGGCGCAAGACCAAGAAATCCACGCGGAAATTCTCCTGTTCAAGCAGGAAACCACAGGCGCTTTGGATTTAATCAGAAAAGATATTACAACGCTATCTGATAGGGTGGAAAAACACAATTCTGTTATTGAGCGCACTTACACGCTTGAAAAGAAAACGGAACTTCTGGAAGAAAAACAGCGCGTGGCAAACCATAGAATTGATGATTTGGAAAGGAGCGGAAAATGATGTTCAGCAATCGAGTTTATGATATTCTTAGATTCATTGCGGATATTTTTCTCCCCGCGCTTGGTACGCTTTATTTTGCTTTGTCTGGCATCTGGGGCTTTCCGTATGGGGAACAGATTGTCGGCACTATCATGGCAATCACGGCGTTTCTGGACGCGCTTCTTGCCGTGAGCAAGATGCAGTACAACAAAGCCAATGGGCAAGAGTAAAGAAATCCTCGCGATTGCAACGCGAGAAATCGGCTACCACGAAGGCGCGGGAAAACATAACAAGTACGGTGAATGGTTTGGCATGGACTATGTGGCGTGGTGCATGGAATTCGTTCAATGGGTGTACGCGCAAGCCGAAATTCCTTTGCCGTATAAAACGCCTAGTTGCGGCGAACTGTTGCGTTGGTATCGGGCAAATCAGCCTGAATGTATCTCCGAAACTCCTGTTGAGGGCTGTATTGTGATTTTCGATTTCCCCAATACGCAGTATTCAACAGACCATACAGGGATATTTGTCAAAAAGACCGATATGAAGATTACCACGATTGACGGCAACACTACCGGGGGCAACGATTCTAACGGCGGTTGGGTACAACAGCGCACAAGAAGTTTGTCCTACGCAAATCCAACATATATTATTCCGAAAGGTCTGGATGATATGGATGTTTCAAAGCTGTCAAACGAGGATTGTTACGAAATCCTGCTGAAAGCGAACGAATATGCCGCTAGTTTGGCAACGCCGCAATGGATGAAACCCGAACTTGACGAAGCCGTTAAAGCTGGCATTACGGACGGAACGCGACCGCTTGCTATGTGCATGAGGGGTGAAGCGTCGATTATGTGCAAACGGGCAGCGCAGAAATGAGCAACGAGTTTTGGGAAGTCCTCCGTGATGGAGAGCCTACAAGTTGCCTGTTTTTCACCGAAGAAAACGCGCAGATTTGGATTACCACACATGGCACGGATGGCGCAAAATACAGCGTTCGTCCGTTCATTGTTGGGCGCTAAGTATGTACTATTGACTGCGCAGCCGTCGTTGCCAACACAATAGTACATACTACGCCTTAAAAAACAACCGCATATTGCGGCTTTCGTCAATGTCTATGTGGTCGATAAGTGTTCTTAGTATTGCGCGTTGTTCTGACGCGTTTAACAGGGCATAGCGCGAACGAAAATCTTGCCGTATCAACTGACGAAGTGCTTCATAGTCGGGCGTTATCGGCTCACTATCGGGCTGAGAGAGCGTGTCTAAGATTTTCTGGCGGTCAGCGAGGTATTGTTGCTTGTCAATCAGTCCATCAACATACAAATCCTTGAGCCTGTCAAGTTTTGCTTGCACCTTTGCGGTGTCGGGCGGCTTGCGCTTTGGCTGTTTAGGTTTGAACTCTGCTTTCGTTTTGGCTATAAGCGCGTCAAGCGTGGGGGCTATATTGTCAAGCACAAATTCTTCGACTTTCTTCTCGCTGATGAACGTATGGTTGCTACAACGATGGTTCAGCACAGCATTGTTGCATCGGTAATTGTGGTATTCATGGTTTCCTCTCTTGCTTGTCATACCGCCAAGCGTACACCCGCACGATGCACAGCGCAGAAGTCCGGCGAACAGATACACCCGCCCCGATTGGTTGCTTCTGACGGAACGGCGTTTCATTTCCTGTTGGACGGCATCGAACAACTCAACAGGCACTATGGGTTCGCAGAAGTCGGTGTTGCCGCGATACTCTCCTAAGTACAAGCGGTTCTTTAAGATGCGCCGCAATGGTGTTGTCATGCAATCAACACCGTATTCCTCGCGGAGATAATCAGCCGTGGCAAGAACGCTGTGATTCTGCAAGTAGTATTCGTAAGCCGCTTTGATAGCTGGTGCGTCATGGTTTGGGACAAGATGCTTGCCAATCAGATCGTAGCCTATGCACAGCCCTTGTGGGGCAAGCCATTCTCCCTGTTGTATCTTGCGATTGAATACGGTTCTGACACGTTCGCCTGTTCTGTCAGCTTCATTCTCCGCAACGCTCAACATGATGTTGACTTTCATTCTCCCGCTGGCTGTCAGCGTTTCGTAGTCCTCTTGGATTGCTTGCCATGCTACCTTGTACTTTTCCAACACATCTACGGCTTGGTAGTATAGCTTTACAGAGCGGAAAAAACGGTCAAGTTTTGTGAACAACAGCGCGTCAACCGACAAGCCGCTTTCCAAGTCTGCAAAGAAGCGCGAGAGTGCCGGACGCTTGTTTGGCGGTTTCTTGCCGGAGATACCACCGTCAACATACTCGCCTACGATGATATGTCCGTTCGCCTTGCAGTATTCCCGCAAGTCGGCAAGCTGCGAATCTATACTTAAACCATGTATTGCTTGCTCGTCTGTACTAACAAACACGGGCATAAATTGCTATGTTCATGCCCCACACCACCACCTTTCAAAAATACTCCGTGTAATACTTGACATTTCAGATTACCTTTTGTATAATGAAGATACCATCTTTCAGACCTCCATACCGTCCTTGCTCATTTGTCACCTCCTTTCAGAGAGCCGCTCCGTACTGCTACTACGGGGCGGTTTCTCTATGTCCAATAAAACGGACACACTATATCTTGTAGTTGATTGCATCGAACAAATGTGCTACAGTATTTCTACAACATTCGCGTTGGTGGAATGGTATCGTAGAGTTAAGGAGTGTGATTTGAATGAGTGAGCGCGAAGAATTGATTTCCATTATTCGGCAGAATCCGCAAATTTGTGATTTTTTAGCCACTCTTTTGCGGCAGACAGAAGCATCAAAACAACATCGTCCGGCAGTTCGTAAATCAGAGAAATAAGATCACGCTGGCTGTCGGTCAGCCCATCGTCATAGTTGGCTGTTAGACGGTCAACATCAAATTCAACAGGCTTGCTACTCAAACCGAGTGGCAAGTCTTTTTTTGTGCCTGTCATTAGATACTCATAAGACACGCCGAGATAGTCTGCGATTTCTCTCAATTTCTTCTCTCGCGGCGTAGTTCTACCCGTAGACCATTGAGAAAACGCAGATGATGTTATTTTGCAATCGGCGTAAAAAGTTCGCTTTTCTACCCCTTTTTCAGCCAAAATCGCGTTTATTCTCTTTACAAATTGCGTGTCATTCATAAGCAAAAATTCTTTCTAAGTATTCACTAAGAAACACTTGACAAATGCTTAGACTTAGTGTAGACTAAGATTAGCTTGATTGGGGCAACACAAAACTCAGCCCCCACTTAGCGGGCTTTTTGAAATATGGGTGTGTAGCAATTCCTATATTACATGAACTCCGCTAAGTTGTCAAGCAAAACTTAGTATTTAGAAAGGAGGACATTATGGGATTCAAAGATGCCCGTGTGAAAGCGGGAAAGACCGTCAAGGAAGTCATGGACGAGATGGGCGTGTCCGATGCGGCTGTTTACTCTTGGGAGACAGGGCAGTATATGCCGAGCAAAGACAAGCTTATCAAGCTGGCTGACTTTTACGGAACAACCGTTGATTCGCTGCTAAGGAGTGAATCGGAATGAACGCAATTGTCGGTCAACCAAACTGGAACAGGGCGCTAAGAGCGTTCCTAGAAATCGAGGCGGCACACTACGGCTGTTCGCTTGTGAGTGTGCGGGACAAGGAGGGGCAAGATGGACTTGACGCTGACGCTGGCAATCATCGGGGCAATCACGGTGAGCGTGGAGATTATGCGCTTTGTCGAATGGCTGGATAAGCCGAGGAAGAATCATGTTTCGCTGTGAGTGGTGCGGTGCAATCTTTGAGCATCCTGCGGAACACGTTTACACCGAGAACCTTGACGGTGAGAACGGATGGATGACATGGCACATGGCTGTCTGTCCATCGTGCGGTGAGGAGCAGATTTCTGAAATCAAGAACAACGAAAGCGAGGACGAGGATGCTGATTTGTGAGGGACACAAGATGTTTTTCGGTGTGTGCCGTATCACGCCGAAGTGCGACACGATTGAGCCGTATGACGAGCGTGGGGCTTGGCTTTACAAGCCCGAATTTGATTGCTGGTACTGCAACGGCAGCAGTTACCCCGCAGAGATAGTGACGGTTGTGGAGGATTGCACATGAACCTTTATGAAATCAATTCCGCTCTTGCAGCTTTTGAACTGCAAGTGGACGAGGAAACTGGCGAACTTCTCAACGCAGACGAACTTGACGCTTTGCAGATTGCGCGTGACGAGAAGATTGAGGGCTTGGCGCTTTGGGTCAAGGAACTTAACGCCGAAGCTGACGCGATCAAGAACGAGCGCGATGCACTTGACGAACGCATGAAGCAGAAGCAGCGGAAAGCCGACAGCTTGAAGCGGTATCTGCAATCCGCGCTTGCCGGAGCGAAGTTTGAAACGGCGCGGTGCAAGATTGGCTATCGCAAGAGCCAGCAAGTCATTCTTGCGGGTGAGTTTGACGATTGGGCGAAAGAGAACGCACCAGACCTATTGAGCGTTTCCACGGTATACAAGCCCGACAAGGCGGCAATCAAGGACGCTATCAAGGGTGGTAGGCACATTGAGGGTGCTGCGCTTATTGACAACGTTTCGATGCAGATAAAATAGGAGGTTTGATATGGCAGTTCCAATTCTTATCACGGGCAACTCTGGCGCTGGCAAAAGCGCGAGTTTGCGTAACTGTGTCGGCAACGACAATTTTAACGTTATCAAC